TCGCACTTAATTAATTCAAAGGGTAAGAATATTATGTTAACGAGAGAAATTTTAGTTGCAAATGCGGCTTTGTCGGGATTGTCTGACGAACAGATTACAGCGATAACAACATTATCGCAGAATGACGAAAACAGCGTTATTGCCAAGAAAACGGGCGAAATTTACGGGGCTTTGGATGCCGATATTTTGGCGGTTTCCGGTATCGCTAAAAATGGAACCGAAAAAACGTATGATTACGCAAAACGTGTAATGGGGGAAATGAAAACAAAAGCCGATGGCGCAACCGGGCTGCAATCGCAGATTGATTCATTGACCAAGGAAAGAGCCCGTTTAGAAAAGGCAATTGCCGATGGTGCGGCAGATGCGGAAACCGTGAAAGCATTGAAGCAGGCAAAAGCAGATTTGCAGAACGTGACAACGCAGTTTACCGAGTTGACAACCAAGTATGAGGCAGAAAAGGCAAACCACGAAAAAGAATTGTTCGGAGTAAGAATTGACAACGCATTGCAGACAGCCGCCGCCGGGCTTAAATTCAAAGCAGGATTCCCGGAAAGCGTAACAAAGGTTATTTTGACGCAGGCGACCGAAAAAGTAAAAGGCATGAACCCGGAATATATAGACGACGGAAACGGCGGAAAGGTTTTGGCGTTCAAAGATGCAAGCGGCGCAATTATGCGCAATCCAAACAATCAGTTGAACCCATTCACGCCCGCCGAGTTGCTGACAAAAGAATTGGAAACGATGGGAGTATTGGAGCAGCAAAGACAACAGCTAGGAGGCGGCACAAATAAGCCCGCAGGCGGTGCCGGAGGCGGCGGAATTACATTGGACGTAAGCGGAGCCAAAACGCAATCAGAGGCGTACGAACTTATTACAAAACAATTGATGGCGCAAGGTAAAACGGTAGGTTCCAAAGAGTTTGACGAAGATATGAGAAAGGTTTGGCAGGAAAATAGTATTAACAAATTGCCGGAGAGATAACCGGGTAATGGGTAAACCCGCATTTAATAACAAATTAAAATAAAAAGACTATGAGTTTAATTGCAACAAGATTACAGAATTGGCGAGTAGAAAACCCGGAGTTAGACCGTAATATGACCCGCCCGTGCGAGTATGGCGCATTGGATTTTTTC